CAGAAGTTTACTTCTTACAAGAAGGACTTGATGGAAAATATGAAATTTATTTTGGAGATAATTCGTTTGGTAAAAAATTAACAGCCGGAAATGTAATCACACTTGAATATTTAATTAGTGATGGTGCAGCTTCAAATAATGCTACGGCATTTTCTCTTGATGGAAATATTCAAGGCAACACAAATGTAAATGTAACTTTAGTAACTAAAGCATCTGGAGGAGCAGTAAAAGAAGATATTGAATCAATAAGATTTAATGCTCCACTTTCATATCTATCTCAAAACAGAGTTGTTACTGCAGACGATTATCAAACAGTAATTAAGAATCAATATGCAAATGCTGAAACTGTTTCAGTGTGGGGCGGTGAAGAAAATGATCCGCCAGAATATGGTAAAGTTTTTGTATCAATTAAACCTAAGACTGGTACTACATTATCTGCAGCAGAAAAACAAAGCATAAAAGATACAATTTTAAAACCTAAGAATATTGTGTCAATTACTCCTGAAATTATAGATCCAGTATTTCTTTACGTACAACTTACAGTGTTTGTAAAGTATGATCCAAACTTAACTTCTTTAACATCTGGTGAGTTAACGAGTAAAGTAAGAGACGTTATATCAACGTATAATGATACTAACCTTAAGAAATTTGATGGTGTATTTAGACATTCACAACTACTTGGTGAAATCGATAATGCTGATGCGGCAATATTGAACTCAACTGTAAATGTTGGAATTCAAAAAAGGTTAGTACCTGAGATTGGTACTGCAAAGAAATACACACTAGATTATAACAATGGATTCTTTACAAACATAGGTGCGGCGCAATCAATTATTAGTTCAACCACATTTACTTTGAACGGTCAACTCCATCAGTTTCAAGATACACCGATCACAACATTTTCAGTAGATGCTGGTGCATCTACAGGACCATACGCGGTTTACGGAACAGAAAATGCAAACTATGCAGGAAGTAAAGGATATTTTTATCCACTTTATACTACAGCAGCTGCTGCTAACGCAAGAGATATTGTTGCTGGAGGAACAGGAACAAGTCATACACATACATTCTTAGAGTTTAATGGTATAACTTTTTATATGCCAATGGCATTTTCAAATCACGGCCTAACATCATATGATAGTTCACTATACACATTGTTCCAAACAAGCACATCATCAACAGCAAGACAGCTACAGATATATAGATTAAGTTCTACTAATCAAAAAATTATAACAGTAGAAAATGCAGGAGATGTAGATACAGTAAACGGTATCATTACAATTACATCATTTAATCCAGAAGCTATAACAGGATCATATATAACTATTACAGCAACTCCAAATTCAAATGATATTGCACCACAAAGAAATCAACTTGTAGAGATTGATATGAATAACGTTACAGTTACACCACAAGTTGATACAGTCGCAACTGGCGGAGCGATTGCAGGTGTAGGATATACAACAACTCCTAACTATGGAGGTTCTGGCTACTAATGCGATATGATATTAACTCAGTAATTCCTGAACATATCAGGCATAGCAATCCAAAACTAGTTGCCTTTGCCGAAGCTTATTTTGATTTTCTTGATCAAGATGGTGCTGCTGGCCGAATACTTAATACACTTCCGGAATACAGAGATCTTGATAAAGTATCAACTGCATTTATTGAATATCTACAAAGAGAACTTGCAGTGTCTATTCCAGAAAATGTGGTTGCTGATAAAGTTAAACTATATAAAAATGTTACTGACATTTATTTGTCAAAAGGCGCTGAGCCTTCATATGTCGCTCTATTCAATCTTATTTTTAATGATAATATCGAATTGTACTTCCCAAGAGTAGATATACTTAAACCATCTGATGGTAAATGGGATGCATCATTCCAAAAATGGACAGGTGATGATGGTAAAATATCACACCTCAAAAAGATTCAAGATTCAAGATATTATCAATCATTTTCATATGTAATTAAGACAGGTCAAACAATTGAACAATGGAATGATGCTGTAAAGAAACTTCTTCATCCAGCTGGATTTGCATTCTTTGGAGAGGTTGTTATCTTTACAAATGCATCTGGTAAAATGGGTACACCTCCGGGTAGACAAGTTGAAGTAGGTGCATTTAATATTGTTATTGATGTAGTATCAGCCGATGTTGAATTACCACCTGTGTCATGCATTATAGATATAGATTATGTTACAGCAGCTCCTCAGCCGCCACTTGGACCGGGTTTCTTACATGTGGATATGTATAAATTCTTGCCTCAGACAGAAACTTATTCAACTCCAATCACTGTTTCTCAGACTCGAGCAAACAATGAAACTGGGGTAAATACAGCATATAGTGTAACACCTCCAAATCACCCCGGTGGTGTTATAAATGACTTTAAGAATTTTACGGTTCAACAAGCTGTGAACCAAGAAGCGATAGAATTATCTTTCGATTCTGTGATAACGATATCGTAAACTTATATAAATAACAAGAAGGAAAAGGAAATAAAATGGTAGCCATCGTCACTAAAGAAATAAGGGTGCAAAACGCGGCTAACTTCATATCAGACGTTGGCAGTAATAGCATGTATCTTTTTGTAGGTCATCCACAACAATGGCCGAGCTCGGATACAGCTGTTGCAACACCCGTAAATAGAGTATTAGATTCTCAAACTGCTCATCAGAGAATGACAGCAGCTAAAAAAATAGGTTCAGGTGATGTTATACACGCCTCAACTCGATATAACTGGGTCTCAGGAAATTCATATATAGGATATGATGACACGGTTGATCTTGCAACCAGTCAGTATTATGTTCTAACAGATGAATTAAAATGTTATAAATGTATTATTGCAGGCCCAGGTGCATCGGTAAATAAACCAACAGGAACAACTACAAATAATATTGAAGCTGATCAAGGTGATGGATATAGATGGAAATATATGTTCACACTTTCAGGTGTTGATGCGACAAAATTTTTAACATCAGCATTTATGCCGACAAAAAAATTAGCGTCTGATGACGGATCACTTCAGTTTCAGGTACAATCAAATGCTGATGTTGGTGCAATTCACCACATTGTAGTAACAGCAGGTGGAACTGGATATTCTTCAGCTCCAACGGTTACCATCACAGGTGATGGTACATCTGCAACGGCAACAGCAACGGTTGCAGGAGGTGCAGTTACTGCAGTAACAATATCTGACAATGGTGGTAACTATGACAATGCTACTGTATCATTCTCAGGTGGCGGCGGATCAAACGCAACAGCTAGAGCAATTATATCACCACCAGGTGGACATGGATCAGATCCAGTTAATGAATTGAATTCATTTTTTGTAATGAGTAATGTTAAACTTGACGGTGCTGAAGGTTCTGGTGATTTTCCAATCGACAATGATTACAGACAGATTGGTATACTACGTAATCCATTTAACCATGGAACAACAACAGTTGCAACAGCAACTACATTAAACGCAAATAAATCTTTGGCTTTAACTTCTGTAAGTGGAACTTTTGTGATTGACGAACTAATCACAGGCGGATCGTCTGGAGCAGTAGCTTATGTTGATTCAATTGATGGTACAACTATTAGATATCATCAAGATGCAGCAACAGGATTTGCAGCATTTACCGGATCTGAAGCAATTTCTGGTGCAGGTGGAGCAACAGCTAATATTAGTTCATTAGGCAATCCAGAAATTGAAAAACACTCAGGACAAGTTATGTATTTAGAAAACAGAGCCAAGGTAACTAGGGCAACGGCACAAATCGAAGATATAAAACTCGTAATTGAATTTTAGGACATAAAACATGGCAGACTTTAACGTATCACCGTACTATGATGATTTTCTAGTAACGGGCGCAGATGGTAAAAAACCTCAAGAAAAATACTATAGGATATTATTTAGACCTTCAGTAGCAATACAGGCTAGAGAAATGACTCAGCTGCAAACAACATTGCAGCAACAAATAACAAATTTCGGTGATCATGTTTTTGAAGAAGGTGCAATGGTTCTTCCCGGAGGAACAGCACTTGATCTTGAATATGGATATATTAAAGTAGCTGATATTCATAACTCGGCTGATGTTGAAAGTTACAGAACAGATTTCCAAGATATAGTTATCACTGGTCAAACAAACCAAGTAACAGCAAAAGTTGTAGGTACAGCCGCAAAAGTTGGTAGTGATGCATTAACATTATTTGTCAAATATACAAACTCAGGATCAAATAATACTACTAAAACATTTGCTCCAGGTGAAGTTGTAGAAGGCGTAAGTGCAGGCGGTGTAACTCGAGGAGCAACCATAAACAGTGCATCAAGTGATGTAGGATTCGGTTCAGCGGTTTCTATTCAGCCAGGCATTTATTATGTAAATGGTATATTTGCAGCTGTAACATCTCAAACACTTGTACTTGACAAATATGGAAACACACCATCATATAGAATTGGATTAGATGTAACTGAAACATTCCAAACAAATACACAAGACGCATCACTGGTTGATAACGCTACAGGATCACCAAACTTTGCAGCTCCTGGTGCACACAGATATAAAATAGATTTAACACTTAATAAGTACACTACTTCTCAAACTACTGACAGTACATTCATAGAACTTATGAGAGTTGAATCTGGTAGTATAGTCCAACAGATAAGATCTACAGAATATTCAGTTTTAGAAGATACATTTGCAAGAAGAACATTTGATGAATCTGGAGATTATAGTGTAAGACCATTTGGAATTGATGTAAGAGAACATCTTTTAAGTGGAAATAATCGAGGAATCTTTTCGGCTGCAGCCGGAGGTGATGCTACAAAACTTGCTATTGGATTGGAACCCGGTAAAGCATATGTAAGAGGATAT